AGCAGCAGACCAAGGACAGAGAGCCACAGCAGCACTACGATTGCTGGAATACATCGAAAGATATATGGTTCGTCTACAGGAAATTGATGCTCCAACCAATGGTGTGTATGTTGCCGTGACTCCACGGGCTTTCCAAGACATTCGCGCTCTTGGTGTTGCACGATCTACAAACGATGCAGCAAACATGCAGCCCATGTTTGCTGGCGTTGCCGCTGCTGGCGGTCTAGGTGCGCCATATACTCAAGGCATGAATTCACTTACTGACACTCTTACCTACATGGGTGCTACTATTGTGAAAACTAATCATCTCTTGAGCCAAACTGTTGCACTAGGTGGCACTGACTATACTGTAGCCACGACTGCCGCCGCTGGTCAAATTTATGACACTCTTCCAAACATCATTAAAGATCCTAGCGGAGGTACTGTATTTAATCAAGCTGATATTGAAGCTGATGTTTTGGATGAAATTGGCGATGCAAAGTATAATTTTGACTGGCTTAGACTTAGCAAAGCTGGTACTTTGGCAAACGGATATGATGCCATGTTCCCAATCAAGGCTCTTATTTGGCAGAAAGATGCGGTTGCATCCCTTAGCCTACAGGGAATGAAGGTTGACACTATTCGTGACGTTCGCCGAAATACTCAATTCACCGTTGCATCTGTAATGCGTGGTGGTGGCGTGCTTCGTCCAGAACTCTGCGCTGCTGTCTGCGGATCAGTTCTTCTATAATTAAATAGCATATAATAATATCCGGAACCAAGGGGAGAAATCCCCTTGGGTTCTTTTTCTCGTTTTGAAAGGAGGCTCCATGTCAAACCCATTGAAGAAAAAGTCTCAAGGTCTTGGTGACACAGTTGAAAAGGTTGCCTACATTGCAACACTTGGTGGGCTTGTTGCCCCTAAGAAAAAGGATTGTGGATGCAATAAGCGCAAAGAAGCGTTGAATAACAGAGTATCATACAAGAAGGAAAAGTAATATGGGAACATTCTCTAAATTGGATGCGGTCAATCACATGCTGTTGATGTCAGGTGAACACATTGTAAACCATTTGGAGGATGATTCAGGTGTTGACACCAGTGTTGCAGAGCATATCCTAAATGAGACTGTGTTGTCTTTTGTCATGCGTGGTCTTGTAAACAACAGTTACTATAAAAGATTCAATCCAAACTCAACAGGATACATCTATCTTCCATCCAATACAACGCATGCTGAGTTGGCTGAGGGCATCTGGAGCAAGGACATGGATCAGTATATCCTTGCCACATACAAAGGAAGTCCTCCATACCTGTTCAATGTGACAGACAACACAGCAAACTGGCAGGGATTAAACAACAGCAGTGATGGAATCATGTTGTATTTGATTGTCAATTTGGAATGGGAAGATATTGAGACGCCAATGCAAAGGGGGATAATGTCCTCTGCTGCAAGAGACTATCAAATGATAACTCAAGGTGACCACAATGTTGATAGATATCTTTCCCAAAGAGAGATGTACTACATGGCAAAAGGAAAGTCTCAGGATGTGTCAAGCAAACACAGAAACTTCTTTCAAGGAGATCCCAGTGCCTATATAGCATCAACAAGAGCCTATTCATTTAGGGATCCAAGACGGAGATATAGATAATGCCAACCGTTAGAGTGCCCATTCAATCGTTAAATGGTGGTGTTTCAAGAAGAGAATCATCAAAGCGACTTCCACAAGAGGTGGAGAATGCAGACAATGTGCTTCTAACGGTAGAGCGATCGGCTGAAAAAAGACCTCCACTTTCCCATATTGAAACAAACACAGAAGGAAACTATCTCAATGTTCCTAACCTTGTCCCTTTGTCAACATACAACCCTGATTTCCTGTACTTCCATTTCATTGATGTCGATGGTGAGAATAGATTCTGTATCGTTATAAACAGAGCCGTAACAACAACAGATCAGATGGTAAGGGTGTTTAGGATAGAACCAACAGAGTGGATTGAGGAAGAGTTTGATAAGGATTCTTTTGACAGAGGCATGAAGGAATATCTCATGCACTACAATCTAGCATCAGACTCTGATCTTCCATTGGATGACATCATGGGAAGCATAACATTTGGAACCGGAGCAATCTTTTGGAATAAAAAGAAAGAACTGGATTTCCTTCCAGACAACTCGGATAAATATGTGTACTCATGTGATATACCGGGAGCATCTGAAAACTGCGTGCCCGGATTTACCGAACCAGACCCAACATACATTCACTCTGGCGACAAGATTCAGTACAAGACTGCTGATATGTTTTTTGTAGATGAGTTTGGAAACCCAGCAAATGGTGGACCAAACATGGACAGGCTGCCCGGATCAAGCGAAGAAGACGAAGAGGCAAAGCCCTATGAGCCTTCCAAAGATAGCGACAATCTGTACTCAAAGTGGATAAGCTATGTGTCCAATGAAAATGTTGGTGGTGGATATAAGAATGTTTTCAATGACATTGAGACAAGAGTAAACTCAGAGACACTGGAATCCTACAGCGTTGGTCACAATGTTGCCAACTTCTCAGAGGTTCAAATACCACCACCATTAGATGATATAACATCCCACAATGGATGGAAAGCAAGAGCAATGATCCAGCACCTATACCACAGAAATGAAAATGGAATTTCTGGAAGCACAAATGATGCTGGGTATTTGACATCACCATTCCCTTCAATAAAGGGAAATGATTCCATATTCTCTTATCCCCACTCAGACCCAACTGGACTTGGGGAGATCTGGTATACAAGAGAACCATACTTTTCATTTGCATCTGGATACTACAGAGTTGTAAGCAACTCGAAATTAGGTCAACCATTCTTTCAAAATGTAAGAGCAGAAGACGAAAAGTCTGTGATTGATCATAGAACATTTCCTGTAATCATAAGCAGGAAGGATGGAGTATGGTCCATATCTTATTGCCCACTGGTTCCAAAGACAACCGGAACATCCATTAACAACCCCGGTCCAGAAGGAATCAACAACAAAGAAACAATCAAGGCAATGGAGTTCTGGAAGGGCAGGCTATGGATTGCAACAGATACAACCATATTTGCATCCCGCGTTAATGACTTCTTTAATTTCTTTTTAGAAGATGTGATGAACATAACAGACGCAGATCCAATTGATTTGTCTGTGAACACAGGGCAATTCAATAGAGTGCAAAGCCTCACATCATTCCAGAATTTCCTGTTCATAACGACAAGAAGCGGAACCCAGTTTGAGATTAGGGGATCAGCAACGGATGCAGGAAACATTTCCCCAACAAGCATTGAACTCAGAAGCACCTCGTTCTACTCCACATCATCCACAGCCAATCCAGTAAAGATGGGAAACAGCATCTATTTCTTTGACAAGGAGAAGTTGTTTTTGTACAGCGGATCAGATGCGTTTGGCAATGAGTACTCAACTGCATATGAACTAAGCACCCACTGTCGTGGATACCTTCCAGAAAACTATCAGGTAACCACAGCAATCCCATCTTACAACTCATTGGTGATGGTTGATAGAGACAATAAGAACCACATTTACATATACACAGTAAAGACAAATGGTCAGCAGCTTGTCCAAAGTTCTTTCTACAGATGGGAAATAGACAGCAATGATTCCATATTGGCATTGCAAGGATATGAAACAGGGTTCTATGCTGTAGTCAAGAGAAGTGATGGGGCTGGTCCTCAGCTGTATGCATACTATGGAACATTTGAGCCAGTGACGTTGGCTACTCCATTGCTTGATCGCCTTGTCAAAGTAAGAAGCAACAAGATAACCTATGACTCAGATACCAATATCACAACCATACGACTTCCCTATTATGATCCCAATGCAACTGAGATTGTCTTGGGTGATGACTGGTCTGAGGACAGGAGATACACAAGATACATTGCAGATGGTGTAAGCAGTGATCAATATGATGGTCATTTTTTAACTACCTTAACTGTGACTGGAAACCTAGCTTCTGAAAGAGCCTCTAATGGAACATACCAACCAAGGAGAGTGTGGGCAGGAAGACCTTATGAGATGAATATACAACTATCTCCATTGCATGCAAGAGGACAGGAGAACGAGGCTAGGCCCGGAGTTCTTAACCTTAAGCGGATGACAACAAGGCACAGAAACACAGCCCAATATGAGATTGAAATTGAAAGATATAACAGAGCAAGATCCTCTGTAAGAAGCGAGACATTCACTTATAATGACACAACAGATTTACTTGGGACTCTTAGGATAGAAAGAGAAGGAGAGTTGTTGTCAAAGATATTGGGATATGCAGACTCAACTTCCATATACATAAAGAGCAATTATCCAACACCATGCAACATAACATCCATTGAAGTCATTGGAAATTTCCGTCCCGGCGATACATCAATTCAGAAGTAAAGGAGAAACACAATGGCTGACTGGATAAGATCCCCTTTGCAAAGATGGTTCACAAACACCAAATGGATTGAGTATGCGTTTGAGGCTGCAAAAACAAACAGCACTCAATGGAATAGTTATTACGGATCATATCCAAAGATATTTGTATCCCCCGGAATCAATCCATCTAACCCAATGTACAAGACATATGCAGCAGCACAATCGTCTTGCGGAATATGTGAGTTGATAATGAATTGTGGTGGCTCTACTGATTTCTGGAATTGGTTGTGTGAGGCATCAAAATGGGTTGGGGTTGACTGCCCAGAAGCCCCTTGTGCAGTATGTGCTAATTGTGATAATGTTCTTGACCCAGATTTTTGTGATGCATTAGAGCAAATATGTGGTGATGGAAACATACCATGTGGATCAATCCCAGCAGATTGTAATTTTGGAAATATATTGTCATTTTGCAACACTCCTCCATCTAGCTGTCAACCACATGATCCGTGGTGCTTGGATGCATATGGACGTTGGGTAGAGTGCGACAACGCAGATGCGGTGTGCAGTCCTTGTGGCAATGGCATGGAAAGTTGCAGCAACTTCTATCCATGCCCCTGTGTTGATGGCGGATGCAGCCTAATCCCAAACAGCGCAAACTGTCCCTCTGTTTGCTGCATTCCCGGAGAGCCGGGATGTGTTGAGTGTTGTCACCCAGATGATCCCAATTGTGGCTTCTGGGTTCCTGAAGATTTGTGCTGCACTTCTTGTGAGTGGAGTTGCGCTCCATGGGGATATCCAATGCCACCGTTGTTCTGTGATAGTTGTGAATATTGCAACATAGATCCAAATGCTCAGCAATGTTTCAGTGCAAACTGTTGTCAATGTTCTGACAACAGTGTGTGGTTTACATGTGACGAGGTAGAGGCAGGGGCATGTGATCCACCAGAATGCGGAGACTTTAGTGCCAATTGTTATGAATGCAATGGAAGTTATATTCCAATTTGGTTTGGCTGTTATGGATCAGACCCATGCCCAAAT